GTTCATATGGTGTGGGATGTGTATATATCTTAATTTTTTTTCAAATCAATATAAATATAGGTATTAAACACCTATTATAGTATGAGTCTTGGATTTTTTGGATTCTCACTAAAGCAATATCACCATTGACGCACTCTTAGTTAATGTATCATAACATTGACAGACAGTAGTATAGTTATATTAAAATATTGGTAGACAGTCACATGGCTATATTACTATGTCGGCATAGTCATGTCTTATAGTATTATTATATTACTGTATTACTATACAGTTATACAGTTGTATTAGAATTTACTGTAATGTTGATATGCTATATAATAGGGCAAGGGAGTTGGCGGGGCGGGCATTCGTCATCATGCATAATTCTGATTAATGAACCTCCATATTTTGTAGTGTATTAAATTTTATTACGTTATAGAGTTAATATATAGAGGAAGTTAATTCTGATTAATGAACCTCCATATTTTAGAGTGTATTAAATTTTATTACACTATAGGAGTAATATGTGGAGGGAAGTTGATTATATTAGGAGAAGGTTGATTATTAAGTACTTCTTTTAATTCACGTTTCATACGCTGTTCATATGCTTCTTGTGATCCATACTTTGGTAAACAAAATACTATAGGAATATAAATCTCACAACCAGACTTATCTTTTTCCATAACATATTGACGTGACTCATTAAGAGGCAAGTTTTGAAAGAAATTACTCATTATAGTATACTCCTATATACATAATCCATCAACAACCGCAATTCTACTACGTTTACGATTGCCTCTGGATCGAGTTTGTTTGTCTTTTGAAGTGTTTGAAAATAGTCCTAAGGATACCGCTCTATATCTAACCATATCAGCAGGGTGTGAATATTGATTATGTAAAGGCTTATCCTTCCACACATCACGTATAGCATCATGTTCTTTACTATAGTTCTTAATACCTATATAAGTATACTCAGCTTCTTCATCAATATATAGTATCTTTATTAGTTGCCGTACAGCTTCAATACCAGACTGAATATTAAGCTTAGGGAGAACACGGATACGCCGTACACCAAGCTGCCTAAGAGCATGTAAGCGACTTTGTCCGGTGCTGAGCTCTTTGACACGTATATCATGCGGACATATAACACGATCAATACGATAAGGGCGATCATGCATATAATTAACATAATGCTCGAGGCCTTCGCCAGAATTATGGTAGTCATGGATTAACCTCTCCTCTTGATTATAAGTTTGCCAGAAACCTAGAACAAATTCATCATTCATACCAAGGTCCATGACACAATCTACTTCTAAGTTAGGATCATACAAGTCACGAAGGTTATGACGCTTCTTAGTTATAATGTGTTTCTTAATAGCTTTACCATAGAAGGTACCATCACGTACAGCATTAAAAGCTTCTTCAGGTGTTGCAGGATACTCCTGAAAAATATCCTTCTCATCATCATCACTTAGCTCACGCTCTTGCATGACCCAGAAGTTCTTCTGTTCAATCGTAAGCCTTCTGCCTACAGCAGATTCTACATTCTCGAAGTGCTCTTTATGAGTCATTGTAAATTCTTCTGGAATATCTGATACACAATCAGGATCGTCTACCCACGATAAGAAGACTGGAAGTAAATCCTTATATGCCATAGCTCCTTCTCTAGCTACAGCATTATCCCACTTCTTCTTGAACATATTATCGCCTTCCGCCGTGCTCTCAATTGCAAGTCCTGCTGACTTACCCAAGGTCTGTAATGTACCGGTATTGGTTTCTTTAGCTTTATCAGGATTTTTGTTAGCAATTTTACCGAGTTCTGAGATATGTAATCTTTGAAGGGTTGCGGATCGGAAGGAGGTCCGTATAAAGATTGTACTTCCGTTCGTGAAAGAAAAAGCCTTGGCATTATCTTTAGCATTAGCAATACCTAAAAAGTTTTTGATCTCGGGATCAAGGTTATCCCAAGAGAATTTAACACGTTCAAGAAGTGTTTGAGCCTCATCAGCACCTTGTGCCATAAGACCTATATTATAGTTCTCTTCAAAGATAGCATCATCAAAGAAGCACAATAGCCAAAATGTACTGATTCCCTGTTGTCGTGACTTGAGTATAATTAATCTTGGATGCCTCAAGTATGCTGAGTAAACCCTGAGTTGTGCATAGTTCATTTTGAATGGTATGGCATCGCCATGCTTGTCTACTATTGTATAAATGTTGTTTAGTCGCCATAACTTAGATACCAGATATTGATTGATAAACTCTTCATCAGTTTTAAAATCACGTTTAAAGATATGTTTATACTTAACCATCTTAGGAAACAATTCTTCAAACTGCTCTTCGTATATGTTTAATCCCCAACTCATAAAGATACCTCTTTAAATCTAGTTACTCTCTTATCAAGATCACACCAACGTATTTCTGCTACACAACGTTGACCTGGTTTAGATGGATTAGCTAAATCAATATAAGTTACTGGTCTAGTATGAGAATTATTATACGCCCAATTGAGAATTTCAGCATTAGTGCTATCTATAGTTAAGCCATTACCTTTACCACATTGAATACTCATGATTTCTGTAATCCTTTAAATTTAGATACAGTGGTAGAACTACCCTGATTACCACCACCAAAAACAGCAACTTGGGTAACATTTTTATTAAAGAATGCTTCTTGTAATTTAGCTAAAGAATTAGTTAAGGATTCAAGACTATCAGGACCAACTGAACTATCTGCAGCTGCGCTAATCTTTTTAGCCAATTTAGTTGCTACACGTTGTAACTCAACAGATAATGCGTTATAACCGTCAGCACCTTCAACTACAGGAAGTAACTCACCTTCAATAGACTCAGCTTGTGAAGGATCAAGTTTAATAAGGTCTTCGGCAAGTTGTTCAGCCACTCCATGTATTAAAGCTTCTTCAGCATCAATAATAGAAGCTAAATTACCATTTTCAATACCTTTATTTAATTCTTTACGCCAGTTAAGTAATGTTGGATAAGTAACACCTAACTGAGCAACAATATCTTTTAGATCAGTATCATTAGCAATTAAACCTAATGCTTTTAGTTTTAATTCAGGAGAGTATTTCATGATTTCGTCCGTGGGTCTTGGGCGGAAACCTTTTCGCCATCAAGTTTCTCCTTATATAGTTTTAACGCTTCAAGAACCATAGTTGAAAAATTAGGTCCTTCTGTTATTGATCGTCGCTTAAACCAATCCACTAACTGATTAGTTTTAGTATGATGACGACGTATAGAAAAAGATTCAACTCGATTAGCCATATTTACCCCTTATTATATGTATGTATTATATCATGTATTATTAAAAAATAATACATATAATGTGATATAATTTTAAATAATTAGAGGAGTGATAGTGTAATGGCTAAAAACATTAATTTACCTGATGGTTCAACTGGTTTAGTAATAGCATCTATAGATAAAGATGGAAATTTAATACTACTCAGTAATAATGATCCTGCAGTAAACGTACTCGCCGAAATATTAGAGGCTACAGGACAAAAACATGACCGTTATATTACTGGAATCACAGAAGTATGGCCTAGTGACGACACATTCGCAGTTACATTCACTCAACTTGAAGATGTACGCCGCTATCGCTGGCGTTTCAATACCACATCAGGAACAATTACACATGTAAAAACTGTAGAAGATTCCGTCAATGAAGCACAAGCAGAAGTTTGGCTTACTGATGCAACTGCTTCCGGTTCGATAGATGTAGAAAATCGTAGACTTGAAACTACTGGTGTATGGTCAGAGTGGATAGAGTTAAGCAAAGCTGGTGGTGATCTATCTCTATCTCGTCTTGATTTTCTTGCTGCAGGCACAAGTCCTGTTGTTAGCATTAATGTGGAGGCAGAATAATGGCTATTCTTACACAAAAAATGGTTACAGCTAAAAAAGCTTATATGGGAGGGAACTGTAAGACATTCTTTCCTTTTAATGAAGGATCAGGAACACTGCTGGGTGAGATTGTTGACGGTGACTCAATTACAGATAGTGGAGCTACCCACTTAATCCCTCATACAATATCCGCGTACTCGGTAACAACTGTTGATTCATCAGTAGCGATGAACCCCAAGAAGTCTTGGGTTGTCGCTTACCAAAGAAAGATAGTTGGATTAACTATCTTTGACTCGCTGTCACTAGGCGGCGCTGGGTCAGGTGTACAAAAAGTAACAATGGATCAAAATGGTGGTGATATATTAGTGAGTAATTCGTCTATTGGAACGATATCCGACACAGCGACAACATGGGCGGCTGGTGATATTTGTTTCACAGCGATTGCTTATGATGCTGCCACCGGTATAGCGACTTTCTATGACACTAAAGACGCAGGAAGTCTCTCAACCGGAAATAGTGTCGATATAAGCGCAGGAAAGGGAGTTGAATTTAGGTCGAACACTCCGCCATCAGTATTAGGTGTAAGCTTTAGTAGCGCATCTTCTAGACAAGATAATTATGGCATTGCTTTTCATATATTTGATGACGTGCTTCCTAGCGATCTTACAGTAGCTCTTAAATGGCTGAGCGATAACTGGGCTAAAGGCCATAAACAAACATACCCCGGATGGAAGGATTTATCCTAAATGTTAAAAAGAAAGTCATCAAGAAGAACCCATAAAATAGTTAATGCTAATCCTAGAGTTATTAACACAGGGGTTATGACACAGGCAAATAGTATAGGGGCTTGCGTTAAACACTTCTTTCCGTGTGATGAAGGAGCGGGTGTAACTAAAGTAACAGACATTGTTGGTGGTGTTGAAATAAACCCAGCTGCAAATAATGGACATTCTGTGGCAACGGGTTCCTCAAATACCGTAAGGATGCTGTCTTGGACAACAGTAGGTTCTGATCTCGGAATTACAGGTACATGGACGCAACCCGGCGGCAAGGACTGTTTGATATTTACCGTTGCTAAAGCGCGCACAGATAGTGGAGAAACTTGTGATGCTGGGCACTCATCTTGGTATGTTGGCAACCCGAGCACCTCAAGTTTAAAGGTTCAGCCATACTATGCGGTTTTTAACAGTCTTGCTGGGGCAGAATTTACGTTAGCCACTCCCTTTTATGAGTCTTTAAAAAACCGAGTTATCGGCGATGTTTACTCTGCTTGCGCAGTAAAGCGTGGGCATAGCTTGGAGCACTACGCCGAGGGAGTTAAAACTGGAGAAGTATCGGCGCTTGATGTGCCAAGTTCAGTAGCAGGTTTCCATGCTGCGTGGGATAACTGGACACCTGCTCCATCTCATAGATGTGGTCACTCAGCTATGGGGAATATAAAAATCTGTTTACCGGATGGAACAATTGAAAGTGATGCTGCTGCTTGTTCTTATGTTCCGCAGCAGATTGATAGAGGCGATGGCGGGCATGAGTACGTAGGGTCATTTATAAATAACTGCGTATCTGGCAGTAATGAAAATGCTCAAGATTACTACGGTTACTTATTTTGCGTATTCGAAGATGGAGCGCCAGATGATATTGCAGAGGCAACGCAATGGATGGAAGAACAATGGATTTTAGGAAATAAAGTTATCTGGCCTGGATGGGTCAGTTTAAAGTAAATAAGAGAATTCTATGAAAAATTTACTAGCAGTATTACTACTCACACTCTCTGCCAATGCTTATGCCGATACAGCCGATATAATTTGGAACGAACCAACAACAAGAACAGACGGATCAGAGTTATTATTAACTGAAATAGCTGGATACAAACTTTATATTAATAGCGTACCTTATAAAGACCCTCTTACAAATGTCATACTCATTAAAAATACAAGTAAAACAATAACTTTCATAGGTGAGAATATCATTAATCTCACAACTATTGATATTGATGGTCGTGAATCTCCATTTAGTCCTGATATTGTTATATCAGGAAAAAGTAGTCCTAACTACCCTGATGTAACAATTACAATCACAATTGAATTGTCCGATAATATTAACTAGATTTTTAACAGAGGAGAAAAAGATGGCAACTTCCACTGATAATAGTGACGGGGCTGATGAAGTAACATTTGCACAACAAGTAAATGATGCTGCAGCTACAATGGAACAAGATAAAGATGGTTTATGGCAATTGCCAGGTGATCATGGTTTATCAGAAGAGGTCGCATTTGCGGCTAATCTTGAGAAGCGACGCAGAGATACGCAGAGTGCTGCTGCTAAAACTTCTCAGCAACTTGAAGCATCCGTTGAACGTAGTAACAAGTTAGAATCAAAACTAAAAGAGAACTTTGTACACAGTCTGACTAAGGATCAGCAAGAAGAACTTGAGGACTTAAAGTCTTCAGACCCTGATGGCTATCGTGAAAAATATAATGAGTATGAGGCAGTAGCTCTTGAAGCTTTCGAAGAAGAACTTGCTGATATGGGATATGATGAAGATCAGGTAGCTGAGATGGCTGATCGTAACTCTATATTGACTGAATTTTTAGAAACAAACCCAGGTTTGACCCTAAATGATGAAGTCATGGAAAATGACTTGCCTCCGAGGCTTGTAAAACAACTTAATGAAGGTGAAATTGATTTCAAGGAATTCTTGGATGAGAGTAAAAAGTTTTTAGCAGAAACTAAGGTTGATACTGGTGATGATGCTAATAATGAACCTAATTTAGGTGAAGCTGGTGGTGGATCAGAAGCGTCAGATAAAGCAATTAAAGGCGAGAATGATACATCTTATAAAGAAGTAATCTTTTAGAGGAAATAAATTATGGCAACTGGTGTTGTTAGTTTAACCTCCGATTTGAAGCGTAAAAGATGGATGCAGCAAGGCTTGGTGCAAGCTGCTTCCTCTTCATTTTGGAACACATACGCAGGTAATACTAAAGCTAGTATTGTCTTCCAAGCCAATAACCCTAACTCCAAAGAAGGACACACTGTTGTATTTGACTTTGATGGTAACATCACTGGCAAAGCAGTTAAAGGCAAAGATACCGCATACGGTAAAGGTGAGCAGAAACGTAAGTTCTCTGACAAACTGACTGTTGAACGTTATCGTTTAGTCGTTGACAATGGTGATAAATTCGATGGCGTTGATATTGGCGACTTGAACATTAATCAACATTCTGATTCACGTAATAAATTGGGTGACTTGTTTATTCGGTTTAAAGATCAGTCACTGTTTGATGCTGCTCAAGGTTTACTTGGTCAAGCCCCAACTCACACAATTGACTTGGGCACAACCTTTACATACAATGATCTGTTGGACATTACTAAGATTCTTAAAACCTCTAATGGTTTTACAACTGGTGGTGTACGTCGTCCGTTAGATCGTTTTAAAGGTGATAGTAACAAACCAATCTGGTTATTTATTATTGATGCTGCGATGAAAAACATCCTAATGCAAGATGGTACTGCTGTTAATAGCTTTGCTGCAATCATGAAAGATGCTGATCTACGTGGTAATAATAACCGTATGATTGATGGTGTTATTGGTAAAATCGGTAATCTTTTGATTGTTGAAGCTGACCAATTCTTTGGTACTACTACTGGTAGTACTACAGGTTGGGGTTTGAATGACTCAGGAATTGAGATTGCTGGTCTACGTCAATACGCTGGTGCTGATCCTACAACTGCTCCATGGACTGGTCAATCAACATTTGATTACGCACATGCAAATTTGCATTCACGTGGTTTAATTGTTGGTGCTGGTGCATTGCAATGTGGTTTTGGTAAACAACCCGACTATAAATACCAACCTTCACAAGATTTTGGCATTAAGTCCGAATCCGCTGTAGAATTCTGGATGGATAGTCGGAAAACTAAGCTTAGCGCTGAAAATACTGACTACGATTCTGCAAAGATTGCTGGTATTGACTACGGCGTTATTGCTGTTGACTTAGAGGTACAATAATCATGGCTCGTTTAAATAAAACTCGTGATGGTGTTGTAGCCCAGAAGAAAAACGTCTGCGTTATGTCTATTCCATTTGTGGAAGCAGATATTCTCGTAGATGGTTCTGTATATGTGCAGATTCCAGATCGTTCAATGATTACGAAGGTAATTTCTAACATCACAACTGCTTCAGGTACGGCTGGTGCTACATTAGATGTAGTTGCCAATGGTGTTGTGTTAGTGAATGAGATGGCTGTTGCTGCTGCTAATGTTACAGATGAAACATTAGTTGCTGCTGCACAATATTTAGCTACTGGTGGTGAACTGGTAATTAAAGCTGGTGCAACTACTCCTGCTGATAGTGCGTTAATTGGTGAAGTCCTTATCGAATATATCGAGATGGATAAAAACACTGGTGAATACACTGAACATCTTTTGGCTTAACCTGGTTATAAGGACCTCAATCTTGAGGTCCTTATTTAGGTATAAACATGGTTACAAGAGTAGAAGAAATTTTAATAAGATGTCGAGACTCCTTAGCGGATGAAGATAAGTCTCGTTGGTCGGATAACCGACTCTTGCGATTAGTAGATGAAGCACAGAAGAAAATCGCTACTAAAGCACAGTTGTTACGTAAAACAACTACAGTTTCCATACTCGCTAATATTAACGAGTATCAACTCCCTTCAGACGCATTCCTAATAACAAGAGTGGTCAATGAAGCTGGGGCTAAAATTGAAGTAAAATCACATGCTGATATGGATGATTTAATGTCAGGTATTTTACTTCATGATCCACTATCTAACTCATATCGAAGAAGTTCTAATACCCAAATGGTAGATGCTATTTGGGAGAATGATACAGGTAGTGAAGTAGAATATATTGTATTTGATAATCAAGCACCAGGAGCATTTAAGACTTATCCAATAGTTACAGATATCGCTGCTGGCGAAGTCTTTACTACAGATGACTTTGGTGTTACTGTAGCTATTACAGAAGATGTCTTATCTAACGTCTTTGGTGTAGTTGTAG